CCAACTCCAATTAATTGAGATGGATAACTATTGTAGCGAACATAGGTTTTATTATCTGAATTGCTATAATAATAATACTCTAATGATCTATCGTTAAAAGTACCTGTTGAATCCAGACTAAGACCTATTCCCCCATTCAAAGAAAGAAGGTCTGTAATGTTTCCAGAAAAGCTAATAATTCTGCCGTATTGAGTTGGTGCTGATTCATAAGTAGCAATACCAAGAGAGTATGCAGTTTCGCCACTTGGTACAGTTACATAAATATAAAATTGTGCTTCGTTTCTATAGGTAGAACTTCCTGCAGCTAAATCTAATTCGAATCTAGCTGTGTGCATTCTTTTTTCATTATATGCAGCAGTGTCAAACCCAGTCCATACTGTGAGTGTGGTATAAGAAGTAAGACTAATTGATGATGTGTCATATTCAGCAGTAGTTATTATTGCGTGTTGATCTAAAGATCGATTAACTAAACCATCAACATAAGCCTTAACAGATTGCTGTGTAGGTACATTAGTTGCGCTATCAGATGCCATGTTATCTTCATCTTTAACGCAACCTAAGTTCTCAAAAGTTATCGAGCTATCAATGATCTGATTGCCTGATACCTTTTTAGTTTTTTCCTTCCAAGTCATTACAACACCCTTGCTGTTAAAGTCATTTTTCTGGTAGCTGTTTTTACGACATTTTCAGTTACACCGCTAATAGTCTGTGTTTCAGTCCAAGTAGCAGTAACTTCAGTTGTTAGTTGCGATAAGCCTACTTCCGTTGACGCTCGCTCTAAAGAAACTTCAACATAAGGCTCACCGTCTGCGTTAGTGAGATTTGTTCCAGTAAATCCAGTGTATGTTTCTGTTACACCTGTAGCTGGTAAACCTGCTTTATTAGTCTCAGCATGAGTAAATGTTACATTAGAAACAGCTTTAGGCACTGTGAATCTTACTTTGTCTATTGCATCTGCTTTGTCTTTTACAGAAAAGTTATCGTAGACGGCTGATGAACCCACACCAGCAAAACCTACTACTGCAATAATAAAATCACCCCCATAGAAACTAAAACTATGCGTTCCACTTGCAGTTTCATAGCTAGTAGCTAATATACTAAAGTCATTGGCATCATATATCTGCAAAGCAACAGTTCCGTTAGTGCCGCTTGTTGTCTTGCTGTAAGTGCATTCTTTCAAGCCTGTTTCAGATTCTATAGCTTGATATACAAAGTCAAATACTTCAACATCTGTTCCTGTTAAAACACCACTCGCAATAGTAAATGTTCCTTGAGTATTTACTTTAATCCAATCACTGTCTGTAGCAAATGTACCGTTAGTAACTAACTCTGGCGGGTCTACTCTATCTACTTCAGGGTCTACGTTTCCAAATCTAATTGCTCTTATTGCAGTTGATTCAAAAACATATTCTCTAGAGTTAAGCGCAACACCGCTAGAATTAACTTGTATGTAATTTATCTCAGTTCCTTCTTGAACAATAATACCTGCTTCATGTGCTAACTCAGTAAGTTGCGAAACTGATGGCGATGAATAAGTTGCTGATACAACATTATTAATATTTTCAGGCTCGCTAGGATATACAGTGCTAGCTTTTAGGTTTGCAACTCCAGCACTTGTGCTTTTATAGCCTCTTGTATTAACAGCCCTGACAGATATACCTGAACCTCTGGTTTGTCTACCTGTATATGCCTCACTTATAGAAACCACAATTTCATCATCTGTTGTTGTATATGTTTTATCTCTACCGCGAGGCTTATCAACTATAACTTCATAATGACTAAAGTATGGTTCATAAGGTGAAGCACCATCAACTAACTCAACACCATCCCACTTTAGCTTAACTAATTTCTCATATTTTGAAGACTTTTCACCTGTACTATAAACTTTTAAATTAGTAGGAGCGACAACAGTTGTCCCTGTATAAACGCCAATATCAGGCGGTATAACATAGTCTTGCTGGTCTTGGCTTGCTGTCCAATCATAAACTGATGTTTCATTTTCTGTAGCTTCTACCTGTACTACTATTCCTCTTTCTGGATCAGGAATAATACTCATGTTGGTTATTTCAAATCTCTTAGGACTTGCATTAGTCCAACCAAACCTTGAATTAACTATGTTTACATTATCACCAACCTTATACTTTAGACCTTGCATGTTTAGCTGCATACTTATGGTCATCTGCATTCTAGACTTTTTCATAGTCAATTTAGCTAATCGCTGCGCTCTAGCCTGGTTAGTTGTCATAGGTAGATTGAGGTCTAAGGATATTGTCTCGCCATCATTCACGGTATAGTCATCAGTATCACCGCTAGTAGTTTGCTCTGGATAATCAGCTACAATGTAGTTCATTTCCTCAGATACAAATCTACCCTTTACAGTGTTATATAGACTAGACCTGCTTCTTTTTGTAGTAATCGATATAGGTGCTACAAGAATATCATCAGTGATCTTATCTGTTTCTGGTGTTCTATCGTCAAACGGCATTATGTGGAACTTGCCATTAGTGTAGTGCATCGTACCAATCATGCTAGATAAGATGTTCTCTACGTTTGCTTTTATAGTTGTGCCAGTGTCTAGGATGCCATCGCAAGTGTAGTTCTTTTGTGTGCCACTCAACAAAGTAATACTTTCATCGCAAACATTTGCTGCGGCAGTTAGTGCAGTTTGATCTATATTAGATGATGATTCTCCTAGACCGTACTTAGTGTCTAGTAAGTAATCATTAAGAATCAAAGCAGGGTTGTCAGACCAAACAGTTGTAGTTGTTCTAGGGTCATATACCTTTTTGCCCTTAACAACAAAAGATATATTAGGAACGCCAGAAGTAAACTTTTCTCTATCATAGTCTAATCTAGCATACACATAAGCAGTGCCTTGTAAGATATGTGTAGAAGTAAAACCTGTTGCCGCATTAACTAGATCAGTGTCAGCAGTAGTTTGTGTACCATCTTTAAACTTGAGTAGGCAATGGTCATCCCAGTCGTTTAGATAGCTTCCACTTTCCCAGACCTTTTCTTCATCAAAGTAAACTTCTTCATAGCCTTCTATCTCATGTCCTGCTACTGCTATAACTAGATGTAAATAGTTGTTATCAGTATCACTAGTGTTAATGAAAACAATAGTTCCACCAATTCTGCACTTACCATAGATTATCTTTCTTGTGCTTGCAGGGTCTCTGACGTTAAAGTTTACGCCTTGTGTAGTATCTAATTCAGCTTGTCCAAACAATGCACGACTAGCCGCACCTAAAACAGCATAGGTAGCAGTCCATCCAGCAAAAGCCGCGAAACCAGTCCTACCTAAAAACGCAAACTGACCACCTGCAGCTATGGTAGTTACTGCTTGTGCTATTGCTGTAAATAATGCTCCTGCCATAATTAACCTATATATTTAGAATATGCGCGTTCTACTAGATTATAACTCATTCGCTCCATTAAGGAATCAAATGGCGCATCAACTTTAGTGTTAATGTTAAATACACTAACGCCTAACTCTTTGAGCTTTATCTCTGCATACTTGATTAGCTTATAACCTGTCATACCTTTTCGCGCTTCTGGTATAACAAATATCAAATCACAACTTGCCATTATATGACTCTTACTGTGCATATTTGGCACAACACTGACTATTATATAACCAACAAGATCGCCATCTTTTCTCGCGGTGTAGATTTTCAATATGCCATGCATGTAGGCTATTTTGTAAGCATTCCAGTCAGGGTCTATTTTAATCTTATCTTTATATAATGCTGCTTTGTCCCAATGCTTTTCTAATAACGGCTTAATATCATCTTTAACATCAAAGTATGATTCTTCTTGATATATCATGCCTTCCCCTGATTTTATCTGTACCTTGATCTTGATGGTTCAGGTCGCTGACTTGCTGGCTTAGTAGTTTCACCGCCCCAGTTTATTGTACTTTCAGCTATTGTAGTAACGTAGTCAAAGCCTTTATCTGATGGGTAATCTGATCGATGATCGTTGCTTGTGTATCTTCTTTCTTTTGTCTTACTTAAAGCTATTAGCTTATTCTCAACAGACAAAGATATAGTAGATTCATCAACGCCCTCATTGATGACCATAACATCCATGAAGCCACTATAAATAACTATGGGATCACTGATGATGTTACCTGAGCTGTCTTTAGCACCTAGACGAACTGTTACTGTTTTGCCCTGATATTCTTCGGATAAAGCCTTAGTTAATAAGGTTGTGCCGTTAATCCCAGATAAATCAATCTGTAAGCCGTTCGCGCCTAAGTCTTGTGACTCTTCAATAGCGTTTATGCTTAGTAACTCACCAACACCAAGATAGGTATTTGTGTAACTTAAATCACCATAACCTGACCAAAGATATATTGGTGAACTAAACATTAAATCAACAAGGACAAATGGTCTTACCTGAGTCGCTTCAACAGCAGACTCCATTGCACTTTGCAATCCTCTAGCCATTAGACAGCCTCAATGCAAGCGAATGTAAATGGAGTAACTGCGCTAGAACCTGTAGTCCAATCAACGTCATTAGTAGCCAATCGCCATGTGCCTAAAGGTAAGGTTGTATCAATAGTTGCGCTGCTTATTGTTGTTCTTAATGGCGGTTGTATTTCAATAAGAGCAGTGCCAGTCTCTAGCGTTAGATACAAATGATTGTCTACAGAAAAGTAAGTACCTGCATCAACAGAGCCATTAAAATCAACATCGCTATCACCCTTAGTTCCTGATGCTGTTCTACTAAGCGATACACTATGTAAAGGATGGCTCATCGTAAACGTGCCAAAACGCCCTTTTAAGCCAATTAAGAATGCCTGGAATACTTGGGCATCACTTTGCTTTAAAGGCGGTATAGTGATCTCTGCTTCCCATCTGCCGCCACCGAAGTCATGTACTTGCTGTGCGTAACTAAAAGGTGACTCAGACATGGCTACAGATTTTACATAACGCAGGGTAAAGCTCTGTATCTGTATGCTTGAAGGAAATGTTAATGGATAGCTTAATGACATATTATCTACCTACCAATGCTTTACTGTAACTACCGCCTCTAGCCCTAGAATCAGCTACAGCCGCTTTTGCCGCCTCTTGTATCTGTGGCATTAGGTTTTGTATTTCAGCTCTCACTGTCTGCTGTACTCCTGTAGTTACATTAATTGTCTGGTTTACAACTGCACCCATTCCTTGGCCTTTCGTATGGTCGATCACAGTTTCGTTTGGATGTAGTATAGCAGGGAATCCACCTCTTCCATCTACTCCACCAGATCGTGCGCCAAACCCTGTGAAACCACCGCCCTCTGCAATCATTTCTGGCTGAAAGCCTGGACTAAAGTCAGTCATTCCTGCTGAAGCTGTAGGTGATCCACCGCCAAAAAAGCTAGTATTCATCAACGCACCAAAAATCTGATCAGTAATCATCTTCTTGACTATCATTGCAGTTAAATCGTTTATTACAGACGCAGCTACATTCTTCATAGCATCCTTAAACGACATCGCACCAGTAATAGCCTGAGTAAATCCTTTACCTATGGTATCTGCAAAGCGTTGTGCTGTTCTTTCTTGTTCCTTGAATGCCTTATCAGCTTCTTTCGCTATATCTTTTTGTGCTTTCTTCCTTTCTGCTTCTAATTCCTTTTGTCTCTCTGCGTTTTTCTCTAATGATTCTAATGTAAGGCTTTGTGCAATAAGTTTATCAGCTTCACCTCTTTTTATTTTTTTGTTAGTAACATCTGCTTCTATTCCATATACTCTTATCGCATGAGCTGATTTGCCAAATGTTTCTATTTCCTTTTCAAGTGATTTAGTTTGTTTTTCAAACGAATCTGTAACACCATCAACTTTCTTATTTAATATAGTAAGTTGCTCATTAGCTAATTGTATTATTGTTTTTTGATCTTCAATTTTATCTTTAGCTTTTTGTATTACTTTTGTACTTTTGTTTGTGCTTAGCTCTTGTTGCTTTAATATTCGGTTTTGAAATTCTATTTCTTCATTTGCTTTTTTTATGCCGTGTTCTAAATCTGCTTGTGTTTCAGCAGCTTGACGCAAAGCCGTTAATCTTGCCGCACCCTCTAGTTCATCAAATCTATCAACTAATGTTTTAGTTTCAGATTCAACATCTTTCATTGCCTGTGTAGCACCAACCAATCTTGGCAATAGAGCCATAGACAATGCAGCACCTACCGCCAAGACAGCACCAATCATAGCACCACGAGGGCCGAACAATGACGCAATCTGCGAACCCTGCTGACCAAACACTAGCATGGCGTTCTGACCCATCTGCAACTGAACAGCAATATCCTGTATCTGATGACCTACTTGCCCAAAGCCGCCACGCATCATTCGTAGCTGACCGTCTACTTTTTTAGATGTGTTACCAAACTGTTGACTATGATTCCTCGCACGCTTCATTCCCTGCTCGAAATTAGTAGTGTCCGCGCTAAGTTTAGTAATTACATTAGATGCTGTTCTAGCCATTATGATCCTTTATCTTGTCATTTTTAATACGCAAGTAAGTAAACCAACTGTTAAACTCGTTGGCGGTCATAGCTAAGATTGTCGAGAGGGGCTGACCAAGATGCTCTGCTAACTGAAACATTGCGTATATCTCAGTAAGATTACCTTGATCATCTATTAGTTTTTTTCGCGTTCCTCTTCATCTTGTGCTTCCAAGACAAAATTAGCAACTTTACTCAAAACTTCAGGATCAACACTCTTTCTCAGCTTAATCTTATCGCCAATATCAAATACTGCTTCACCTTTCTCATCAGTGATGCCATATATCAAAGCATACACTAAGTAATCAGTATTATCGCCATCAGCCCTAGCATACCATCTAGCTTTGTCTTCTAGCGACAGGTTCTTTGAGTAGAGAGTGCAATCCCACTCGTCTACTCGCAGAGTCCTAACTTCTTTGCCGCTAAAGTGAGCAACAGCGTTATCTATTAATTTTCCCATGGTTTTATTCCCCTTATGATACTGCTAAAGCACCAAGACCAGTTGCAGTAAATGAAACTTCAATAAGTCCGTCACCAGAAACGGTTTCGGATATAGAAGTAATTAGTACACTACCACTGAAAGTTTGACCGCCACCTGCACAACTAATTGTAACACCATCATTGGCGAGCATAGCACTTGCAGCTTGCATCATTTCGTTTTGCATCTCGATCTGCCCATTAGTTGAAGCATCATCGAAGAAACAGTTAATACTAACAGTCCAAGAGCGATTTACAACCTTGCTTCTAGTCCAACCTGCATCAGCAGTATTGTTCAGCGTTGTAGCATCAACTGTGTTAGCAGTGATTTCTAGTGAATAATCTTTTACTTCAGCGACCGCGTTACCGCCTACGGATACGACCCCTGAATGTCCAGTATAAGTAGCCATTTTATATACCTTTGCTCTATGAGCGTTTTATTGGCGCAATCGCCTTTAAATTGAAATATCAGGGTTGTTTTCACGCACCTGATACGTTGCTTCAACGGTTAATCTAGCAACTGCCACTGGCTGTTCACTATCACCGTTAAAATCTGCTTCAAAGCTAAGTATGCGAGTATCTTTCGCATTACCGCCTCTTGTTAAATCTGTATACAATGCCTCTTCAACCTCTAAGCAAATCTGATCTAGATCATTGTCGTAGTTAGCTGTACCACGAACATATATCTCTATGTCAAAACTGCATATACGGTTCTGCATTCTAGGAGTGTTGGCTGTAGCGTATTCTACATCCTCACTCTTGCTGTAAATAAGAATACCAGGTAGTTTAGCCTTACCTATGGGATAGACTCTGCTCTGAAACACATTACTTTGTGTAGTAGTCAGACCAGTTAAGGTTGTCTTAATATCGTCTCTAATGCTTTTTCTTGCATGAGCCATTATTGTTCCTCTAGTGCTATCTCAGTTATTCCAGTTCCATCAGCCATTAGTATTCTAGCAGTATAGTTAGTGCTACGCACAACAAACGTATCGCCTTCTGCGGCATTAGGTATATCACTAGTTCTAACTGTAAGCCTGGGCGAAACGACTGCAAAGTCAACTGATCCACCTGCATCAACAGCTTCATACTGATTATCAAAGATAGCAGTAATCGTGGCTTGAGAGCCAATGTTAGGAGTAAATGTAACTGACTCACCAAAG